CATAAAACAAGTCAATGTCAGGCTCACCTGTTGTAGGTGTCTCTAAACATTGCATGTAACCACCAACGATAGTTCCGTTGATAGCTGTAGTTATTTGTCCTATGTGTGAATTTGCAGTAGCCTCTTTACCTATAATATCTCCGGGAGCATTTGAAGATAATCCCGTTAAATCTATATATATATTAGTTTCAAAGATTCCACCAACTTTAACTACTGAAGATTTGTAAACTGTGTTAGTACCTGTTGTGATACCAGTTCCAGCTGACACAGCTTCTGTAGTTCCTATGCTAGTTGCACCTGCAACCGATAGTGTTCCTGATACTTCTGTAGCAGAGGATGTTACATTTAGGGAATCACCATCCCATGCTAGGGTTGCATCACTATCAGTACCGAAAATAATTGTTTCGTCATCAGCAAAATAGTTGAAGTCATATCCTAATGCAGACCTCGCTAATACTCTAGTGTCTTCAGTTACATCTGACATTTTAAATGAGTGTTTCGCCATAATTTAATTTCTCCTTTTGTAGAATGGGTGGGGAGAATTATCTCCCCAACCCATCAAAATTTTCTTTACAAGTTAGATTACGCGTTTAAGTCTGTAATCTTAGCTTGAGTGAAGAAGTTGTGACATCGCATTTCTGCCATAGTGTATAGTAAACCTCTCACTACTAGAGCATTAGCTGCAAAGTAGTCTCTGTTTTCTATATACTGTGTTGGTTGTGCCACAGCTATTTCAAGGTAGTCTGTGTCCAAAACATATACGTTTGAACCTAATACTGCATCAGCTGTGCTAACACCCTTTGGAGTGTCTGCATCTGGTAGTATTGGAATACCTTGGTAAGTAGCTAGAACTAGACCAGTTCTTGTACCCGGGAAAGTTCTTTCAGAACCTACTCCAACTTGGTACTCTTCCTGTCCTAAATATCTCTGTTGAGATTGTAGTAATCTTTCTAGTTTGAAGTATTGGTCGTGTCCCATAACTATTAGTTTTGGTTCCCCACCATTAGTTCTTACTGTCTGAATACAATCATCAATTAAGTTTAGAGATAATTCTCTTCCTACACCGCTGTTGTGCTTAACTGTAGCAGCAGCGTTCCATTGTCCGGAAGGTCTGTCACCAAATGTTAAGTCATATGCTCTTACTCCACCGTTTGCAGCGAAGTTAGAGTTAGTATCGAATGAACCACCTACTGCAGCACCGTCAAATTGTACGATGTCATCAATAGATGTTAGTCCTGCTCTTTCTACCACAATTAGACCGTCACCATCAGCTACTGCTGCTGATGCAGTTCCGTGAGTAATAGTACCTGTAGAGGTATTAATACCTGAGACTGCTAGTCCTGAACTGTTTATGTAGTCGTTTGCAGAAGTATCGAAGTAAGCAACCTTGTCACCTACTTTAATGTTACTTGATACTGAAGCTGGTACCACACCAGTTGTAGTTGAACCTGCAGATACAACGTATCCAGATCCTGCCATTAGCTCTTCGTTCATTTCTTTAACGTGGTCAAGCTGGGCGTTTTCGTTCTCCAATGCAAGAACATCACCAACACCACCTTCTAGTTGTGCAGTAAAGACTGACTTCACTGACGCACCGAAAGTAGTTGAAACGATTCTAGGTAAACTAGCTACGTTTGCGATGTCTGAAACATCGACTGTAGGTAGAGCACCAGTCTCAGTCACAGGTCGTGATCTTCCACTACCTCTGTCTGTCCTGATTCTCCAACCAGCTGTGTTACCCCAAACTGTTCTTGGGATTGCATTGAAAAAACGAGTTTGGTTATTTAATGAGTGCCAAACTTTTCTACCATAGGTAGTGTTAAAAATACCTGTAGCAGTGTCCACTGTAAAGTAAGTCTGCTTCTGCATGTATTCTGGTCCGAATACAGACGAATATAGACCTCTTTGAGACTGAGCAATATACTCAGATAATGATGGATTTGTAGCCATAATTAATTTCTCCTCGTTCTTAAATTATTTTCTTATTGATTTCCAAGTAGTTCCCTTGGTACACCAGTAGTGTCCCCAGAGTCTATTTTGTGTTGTAGATTTCTTAATTGCTTGTACGACAAGCTACTTAAGTCTTCTACTACATCACCACTTGATGCATTAGCTTTTACAATTGGAGTAGTTCCATCTGTTCCTAATGCCTGTTCTTGGTTAAGTAGAGATGGTCTTTGCAAACCGTTCTCTTCTCTGAAACCCATCTTTCGTAGTCTTGATTCAGACTGCTCTTCAATAGATTTTTCCATGTTTGCTTCATAAGCTGCGACAGTTTTCCTCAAAGCATCAAGTTCTTTCCTCATTGCTTTCATTCCATCATCGTCTGTTTCATCGTCATCATCAGCTTTGTCAACAGGTTTTTCATCAGACCCATTGTCATCTTCATCGTCTTCTGCCTTAAATTTCATCTTCATAGCTTTCTTTTCGTCATCATCCGAGTCGTGTCCCGGTATGTGATTCTTAGTCATAGCTTTTTTCTCATCATCATCGTCATCCATGTCGGCAGCTTGGATTGTTGCTTGCTGATCTTCTATGTTAGTAGTCGGGTTAGCTGCATTTTGAGCATCATCATATTGAGGCTGCGTTATTGATTTAGCTTTCCTTTCTTTAGCTCCGTCTACATCCATTCCTAGTGGGTTCTCTCCGCCTTCGGCTTTGATCATTGATACCACTTCAGATGCGACTGCTTTTACTAAGTCTGACTTTTCAGCTTCTAAAGCCTTTTCTTCTTCTTCCATTCTATCGTCTTCTTCCTCTTTTGTAAGTCTTTCGTCCATCTTAGCTAACACTTCTGCTACTGCAGATAAAGCAAGATTAGTACCTTGCATGTGATTCTCTAAGTTTGTGAATTCTTCTGACATAATTCTCGACCTCCTATGTCCTTTCCAGTCTCTTTCCAGACTAAAAGTTAGTTAAAAGTTTTGTTAATTCTCAAGGTTGGTCTTAGCCACCCCCGACCTTTATAGAATTATAATATAAAAATAGGCGTTATTTGCCTACTCTGTAATATTATACTATAAATAAAGGGATTTTTTACATAAATCTTACAATTATTATATAATAATTATAATTTAATCATTTGAATCTTCTATGAGTTCACCAGAAACCATCTTTAACATTTCGTTCCTATAGTCATATAGTGGAACTTGTATTAGTTTCTTTAGCTTTTCAAGCTGGTTTCCCTCTGGCATAGATGCTTCAACTAAATCTAATACTTTACCAATCATCCTAGAATGTCTGGCAATGATGTATTCTTGTTCAGCTGTAACTTTACTTACGTCTACCATTTTAGCCTCCTTTAAATTGATAAGAATCTTCTTAGAATCTCTTGTCTACCTCTCCCTAATTTACTAGGAAAGGCAATTCCTAATTCTTTGCTGATATCTTTATACTTTTTTCTTTTAATTACTTTGCTATAAGCATCATCAATAAATGGTTGAGTTGCACCAGCTGTTGTATTTACAACTTTCCACTCACCAGTTTCTGGATTTAATCTTGGTCTACGACCAAAGAATGTTTTTGTATGTGCTTTTACTGTAGTAGTATTACTGCTCCTTTTTATATTTAATAATGATTTAAGATCACTATATGATCCTTGTCTTGGTTTTTGTCTATCAGGATTACCTGTCTGTATTCCTTTCGTATTTATATTCAAAGCTAACGGACCACTAAAACCTCTTCTTCTTCTTTCATGCCTTTTAACTTTCTGTTTGTAATATTGATTACTATCTTCAATTCCATCATGTATTAATCTAGCATGCGGAGCTTCGTATATGATTTCAAAACCACCCATGGTAGGAACTAATTGACCACTCTTCTTTAACCAACCAGAACTCTCTGGGCATAGTCTTTGAGATTCATCAAATACTTCCTCTCCTAACTCTTGAATTACTACTAGAATATCTTCTTCCATGAATTATTATACTTCTTTTTATGGAAAATTTACTGTAGAGGTATATCTTCTTTTGTGATTTGTCTAGCAGATAACTTATCATACATTTTGTATTCTAAGGCATCTCTTTTAAACACAGCTAAAGTTGCTCCTACACCTAATGCAAGGGCTCCCAATGCGGGTAAACCTTTTACTATTCCTTTTGCTATATCTTTACTTGTCATGAATCTCTCCTTTCTTTACTTTATTCTCCCTCTAATATTTTCATACCTAGTGCAATTATACCACCAATAGTTGCTGTAGATACTTCTGGCATATTTTGAAATAAACCAACTACAGATAACGTAGTAAGACATGCTATTGATAAAAATATTTGAGGTCTAAATTTTCCCATTAGTTTTTTAATCCTTCCAATTTGTTTTATTGATTATTAAATCTACGTTTTAATTCGTAGTAATCATCTACGACTTCTAAACAAGCCTGAACTTTATCTTCTTGATTTAATATTATTACATTAAGTTTATCTATTTCAGATTGCATAGTTGCCATATTTACTTGAATCATACTAAACCAACTAATAGCGGACACTAAAGCTGCACCAACAGCTATGACTATAGGTAAAGTTAATTTATATTTATTTTTACCTACTTTTACATCCATGATTTTACGGAGAGTATTCTCCCGGTGGGGTTGGTTCTGTTAATAATACTTCGTAATTACCAGTTACATCCCAATTAGCAGCCCTCACTGTAGAACTTATTGTCAATTCTTTAGTAGCAAAGTTTTGATCATGCCCTACTTGAGAATACTGTATAGTTAATTCACCAATGTCTGCTTGTCTTATTATACACGAACCTCCAGTAGATACGATGTTAGATAGATTTAATTTATTTATTTTAGCTTTACCAGATGATAAATCTCCAGTGTCCAACCAAATTCGGTCATAAGTACCCCCTTCAGTTTTTAATTCATCTGCCATAAAGTTACCACCACTAACTCTTAAGTTTCTAAGTGTGCTTGTAAGAGTCTGTGCAATACTTAATCCATCTGCAATGTTGTCTTTAATTGAAATCTTATGAGCATTAATATCACTTAGTGCTAATGTTTTGCATGTATTTCTATTAAATATAAGCTCACCAATTTCTAGCCTAGCAGTTGTTCCTGCTTTACCTTCAATTAGAATAGCTTCAGTTTTACCTGATGGAAGTACTGAACCTGTGTATGCAGTACC